ATAATGACAAGATTTTATTCCACAAAAGAACTTTCCTTGACACTTTTTTGAACAAAACCGAGCCCTATCTTTTCTAGCTAGAATAACCGTAAAAATACATTTACAATTTTCACATGATATATCAACTCTTTTATAGATTTTAACCTTTTTAGGTTTAATTATTTTATCTTTTATAAGAGTCAATCCATAACAGCTTGAAGAACAAAATCTCGTTTTCATAGAATGTGCAAAGAAACTCTTTTCACATATCACGCAATTCCTAAAATGATTTTTCCTAAAGCTTTTACCCATACAAGTCCTAGAACAGAATTTTTGCTCATCTAAGCGAGGTGAAAATAATTTAAGACACAAAGAACATTCCTTAAACACAGGAATGTTCTTTGTAAATCTTCCCGTAATGGTATCTTTTAACCCCTTCACACCATTATTATAACACTTTATGCTTGCGACCAAGCTATCGTTAAATTTGGCGTATTACTCGTTACGAGCCTAAGACCGCTTGCGATATATATAGAATATTGAATGTCGCCCGGAATATATGGCGTAGCCGCTAAGTTTATTGTTCCAATATTTGCCGTTGTTCCCGAAGTGCCATCAATTATCTTAACCGTACCACCAGTCCCTGCATCATTAACTATGATTGCCTTAAGCATTCCTTTGCCGGTAAAAACCTGCGTCGTTGCCGCCGAAGTTATACTTGTGTATTGGTATTCCTGATTGTTATACATTTTTTTATTTTTTTAATCTGCTCAATAAGCTCCCCCCGCAAGGAGAGAGCCTATGAGCAATTAAGTTCCGCTAGTCTTGACGAACGTGCAAGATGCCGCAGTTCCGGTATTCGACCACGGAATACCCGTCGTCGAACTTACCAAGATGCAACCTATCGCGTATCCGGCTACCGCCGTCGGCGTAGTGCCGGCAACGATACCCCAGACAATGTTGTCAGCTGCGTCGGTAAAGTATGCGTTTACCGTTGAATTCTTAGCTGATGCAAAGTTTGTTCCGGGCATATGTTTAGTTTATTAGGTTTATATCCTTTCTACTAAACACTAGACCGTCCCATCCGAACCGTATGAGCCTGCATAGTCCGCACAAAAGACTTCTTCACGGAAGTTGGCCTGATAACGGTACGTAAGGTTGTTGCTGTACTGCCAGTCGGTCAAACGGGTTTCAAGTCCCTGACGAATCAAGCGAGTGAAGCCATGACGACGTGCGAGCAAGAACCATGCAGTGTCAGAACCACCTGCCGCTGTACCGAGCCAGTGCGACGTCCAAACCGTGATGCCAAGAGCAGACCGGTAGACGTTCACGTTGTTGTTACCAGAATCCGCGATAAGCGCAGAGTCGGTGATTTCACGTGCGTGCTTCCACAATGCGGGCGGAACCAAGAGAACAGCCGGTGCCGAGCCACGGATAACCGCAGACTGGTCCTTCTGTTCCATGAGGTTAACGATTGCAGTGTTAAGCGAGGTCGGGGTCAAAGCCGCCGTGCCTGCATTAGACTGCGTGCCACCACCGATAAGGGTGTGTGTCGAGAAGATTGCGCTGCCGTCAGCCGTAAGGGCGGTCGTAAAACCGAGCCTGAAAAGCTTGAAAGCGTTGTAATCCTGCGTGTCCTTCGCCTTGATAGCAAAGTCACGAACATCTTCCGCCCATACACCGTGCATGTTGTCATCAAACAATTGCTTGCTGATGTCAATACCCTGCGCAAAGGTCGTAATGGTCGTGGTCTGCTTGTTAGCAACCTTCGGGGTAGAAAGCGGAACAGTGTTCGTTTCATTTACCGCTGGGAACAAACCAGAACCCTTGTTGATGGATTGAATCCATGCGGCGTGGGTAGTTTCCTGCGGCTTAAAGATTTCAGCCGTAGTCGCGTGCGCTACACCCGGAAAAGCCTCATCGTAGTCAAACTGCTGGAAAAATACCTTGTCCAGTTCGGTCTGTACGATGCTAAAATTTTGTGCTTCTGTAAACATTTAAGTTTTTGTTAGTTTTTATTATCCGATTACGCGAGGTCTGAAATGACCGAGCGGAATGCGAATGCGACCTTTCCCGGATATTTGTTAACGTCAAGCGGCATAATAACTAAGCCGTTGTTCGCACCATCCGAAGCAAGAATTGTGTACGTGCTAGACGTAAGGTCAATCAATACACGCTTGCCTACCAATGCGTCATATTCTGCCTGCGTGTCCCATGTAGCCGAAACCTTCGGGTTAATGAGATACGTCGTTCCATTGCTAAGCGGCAATACGCTTACCGTACCTTTAGCGGTAGCGGTGTTGTTCGATGTCGTTACTGCTACACCTACGATGTAGTCGGTACCAACCTGACCTGCATTCGTCGCGCACGGCGTTACCGTTACTGCACCAAGGGCGCGAGCAACTGGCTCACCTGCATTAATGACGGTCGGCGTTGCCACATTGTAAAGGCGGCCACCACGACCCATCAGGTTCCCCTGCTCCAAAATTGTTATGTCTCCAAGAGCCATTTGTTTTTTGTGGTTATTTTATATAACCCGTTCTAACTTAACGTCCTCCACCATGCCTCTGTAAGTTCTGCTTGTATCGCTCTATGTCTTTATCAGACCAGCCGCGTTTCTTGAACGCTGCCATTTGGTCGGGCGTTACGAGTGTATCCTTAACGGGCTCTCCTTCAGAAGTAGCTCCGGTAGATGCAGCAGTGGCGCTCGTTTTGTTAAGCTGGGCAAGCTTTAATTCCTTGTTTTCCTTTAAGGCTTTCTTGATGATAAGGTCCTGCTCGCTTGCAATTTGAGCAAGTCTTGAATTGGCAAGTTCCTCACGTGCTATGCGACGTAATCTTTCATCATCACCTCCATCCTCATCGGTAGGTTCAAAGTCCCTATTTTTGGCTTTCGCCTTGAGCATTCCCAACTTATAGTTGGCGGATTCTTCGATAAGCTTAGCTTTTTCAGCCTCCAGCTGTTCGATTTTTGCTCCTAAATCCTCTGTACCAACTGCGGCGGGCTGGTCCGTATTAACCGCGTCTACTTTTACTTCGTCCATAATTTCAAGCCATTTTGTTGAGGTATAGCCAACCTTATTATGGTTAATAAAAATCCTTCCGACTGGAAGGATTATCAAGCTACCTAAATTGCGACACGGGCGTACCGCTCCTTAGATAGCTGGATAATCTCTCCAGCCACGCCCGTGACTATTTATTAAATTGTTAATTACATAATAACATATTCTATTTTTTAGGTTGAAAAGACTTAAAAGTTTCCAATATATTTTTTTGTACAGAAAGCGTATAGAGAATCGACTTCCCCTTTTTCATATCATCAAGACTTTCCGATGATACAAACATTTGCCGCTGCGCAAGTTCTTTCAATGATTCATATATAATTGCCCATATATCAGATTTTTCTAAAAAATCAGCCTCGGCTTTTAAGTTCGCTAATTTACCCTCATCCGCCTTTATGCCTCCCACATATACAATGCCACCGCCGTTAGATAGCTTTTCGAGCTTAACTACCTTGCTCACGTCTACGTGGGCAAGAAGCTCATTTAACTTCTTATCGGCAAGTTCATCTATTTCTTGAAGTTTGAGTTGTTCATAACGTTTTATAAAGGAAAGATTATCGGTCATCTCATCTTCCCGTCCACGTTTATATGCATCCTCTATTTCATCCTGCTTCCCATTCAGAAGCCATGCCATTGCAAATTCCGAAATCATACCAAATCTTTAATCTTGTTTAGTTTTATAGCTGTTTCAGAGGCCATACGAGCGGCTTCGTCACTTAAAGAAGCAGCAGATACTGGATATTGATTATGTGAAGCCGTAGAAGTTATTCCTTGCGGAACAGTATATCCCGATTGATATATCGGCGCCGAATCTCTCCTTATTATCTTCTTACACGTAAAAGACACATCTTCAATTTCAGGATATTTTTGAAGAAGTACTTGTAGTTCTTGCTCGAACATTAGAGTTGGTCAACCCACTTCGTCTTTAAGCTCGACAACGGCCTGTCCTGCATCTCATCGCGCTTAAATGTTTCTATTTCTCCACGCATTCCTTCAACATACTGCTTAGCTTCAAATACATTGCAACCATCAAACAAAGCAAGCATTTTTTTATTCTGCTCATATTTAGGAGAAGTTTTATCAAGCTTATTTTCTAATTTAAGGTCAATCATTTTAACCTCTTTCATGCGACCTAAAAATTCCTGCATTATCATGTCATTGAATCCAGCAAGAAGCATTCCTGCATCCTCAATATTCATTGAAGCCTCACATAATGCGGGATAGAAGGTCTCCTTCACGAACTTCATCCGCTGTGTAAATTCGGCATTCTTTTTAAGGTCTGCAATAACCTCATCCTTATTCTTAAAAACCTTCTTTATTTTATTTGGCATTTTTCTTTTTATTAACGCCTATTGTTTTTTCTAAAAAATCTTTTGCCTCCTCATTCGTCATAGCAGCCTCCATTTTTTCTTTTACCGGTTCTGTGTAGCGCCCCTCAATCTTTGCTATCATCATATCCCATAATTCTGGCAATCCCTCCTCCTCCGTGCCAAGAAAATCTTGCATAGCATATTGTGTAAGCTTTTCTTCAATATCCTTTAGGGCATATCCATCACTCTGTATAAAATTATTTACAACATGCGTTGGTCCTGTTTTTTTAATGCCAAATTTTTCAGCAATCATCGCCCTTGTAACAAGCGGCAAATTACACCACCGAGAGTAGAGAAACATATTTTTTATTTAATTAAGTCGCCCATGTTTATATATTATAAGTATACCACATCTACTTTCCCATCATGGGAAGTGCTGGTGCAGAAGACTGCGCCGGAAGAGGATTTTTGCCCATAGCAGCCTTCAGGGGTGAGTTGCCCGCTGCTGGCATAGCATTTGTTTGCCCACCCTGTTGCATCATTTGCTGTTCAGGGCTTGGCTTCTTCGCCAAATATTTATCGGGGTCTTTCTTAGTAAGAGGATTATTTTTCAATAACATCTTACCCGTTTCTTCCGGGTCAAATACCGTCGGTTGGGCTATCATACGGTCATAATCTTCAAGGGCATAGGAACGTTCAAGACTTTCACTTTTCGGGCTCATTACATCAGGCGAAACCGTAACCATATATTGCAATTCACGGAACAAGGATGGGTTGACTTTGGCTATCGCCATCTTCTTTTCCTCCTCTTCCTGCTTTACCGAATATGAAGCATTAAGCATTTCATCCAATGTCATCTCATCTGGTAATTCCTTATCAAATTCAACCTTCTTATTCTTAGAACCACTTTGGTCTTTCATAAAGAAAGTCTTATATGAAAGTTCAGCGCCTCCTTCGATTTCAACCACTTCCGGTACTGTTAAGTATTGCAGTATATCGCCAAGGCGGAGCTTACCAAAATCACGTACATGCTTTGCAATCATTTGAAGGAATAATCCAAGGACGGTATTGGCATTCTGCTCAAGCTGGGAAATCTCATATGCCGTCTGCCCACCCTGCGTATCTTGCCCCTGCTGAAGCGGCTCTTGGCTTGATTCATTTATAGATTTTTCAACAACATTTAAAGTTTCAAGGCCCGACTTTAAGTCGGAGCCTACATTGATTGCCTTAAGGTCCGCATCAGGGCTGGACAGAGTAGTAACAGCTCCGGGAACAATAACGTCCGAGGCAATTATTTCCCCTCCGACGTTTACCATCGGCTTGAAAATGGAAAGATACGTCCCATCAATGACCATCTGATACAACGTATTCACAATGTCTGCATCATGCTGGAGTTTGAACGCAAGGGATTTGTAGTAGAAGAAGTAGTTATTAATTACCTCATAACCAAACTTATCAAAGGGGTAGAGCTTATCATTGCGTGGGTTAGGATTATCATGGCTCGTGAGCATGATGCCATTTACCATGATTATTTTTAGGTCAAGGTTCTTATTCCAATAGATAATTTCCTCCACGTCTTCCTGCCGCATGTTTGGGTCATAGACGTAGTAAAAGTTCCTGTTAGCATCATCAAAAATAGTCTGAACACCCGGACGTACATACTTAAAATTCTCATACACACCATTGTATTTATTCTGCGCTTCAGAGAATGAATATACCTTACGCCATATTACATAACCCTGTTTCTGAATATCTGGTTCAAAGAAGTTTTGAATATAAAATTGTTTTACTGGCACGACACAATCCATAAAGCATGGATATGCCTCATCCTTAATACGCTTCTCAATCCATTTACCATCAGGACCTTTCTCGGTCTTTACAGTCCGCATTACCTCGCCATACTCCGTGTATCCGATGGAGGCGGGGGAGGAAAGGGCAGTAATAACGCGCAATAGGGCGGTGTACGGATAATTAGAAACATCTCCTGACCACTCCATCAAATCCTCCATCACACGAGCGGCATCCTGTTGCTCATCCGATTGCTCATTAAAAGCAAACACTTTGGGAAATATAAGGCGTGCCGTCGCATGTGCCGCAATAGACATGCACTTATTCCGCACGACAGGACGAATAGCACGACTTCTCCATGCCGTCTGCGGTGCACCCTCCCATGCCTCGCCATTATTTGGTTGGTATGTATTAAACGCCATCTGGTCAAATTGGTCGCGAGTAACAAGGGATAGGTCGTTAAACTCTACCCGTGGCGTGTACATATTAACCGTGCCTAAAATGAAATGCTTAAGTATCATGGCGCGCACCTGCGCCTCCTCCTCCGTCGGATTGTAATCCGAATGCTCTGCCTGCGCCTCACCTTTCTTATTCACCGGAGCACGAAGCAATACAGCCTCAACGCGCTTTACGCCATCGCCACCTACAAACTCTTTTGGCTGTTCAACAATACTCATTGTATACAGCCTAACATATTTATCGCTTCAAGTATCTTCCATGATACCCAAACAAAGTATGCGCCAAGTATGAGTTTCGTTAATTGGATTATTGTTTCACCTTTAGACATTCCGAAGAAGATGCATATTACCCTTACACCAAATAAGATGCTCGTTATTCGACTTTTTAGAATATGCTATCTCATGATTAAGAGCTTCGCGTAAAAAATCTTTCCATTCAGGCTCATCTTTTCTTTCAATCAGCATTGTACGATAGGATTTTATCCTTTCTTCAATCGCATTCAAATTATGTGGACAATAATTCATTGTATTTGATTTTCCTTCCAGTTTACCATAAGTGCCGCATGCACCTGTGCGCATAACTGTTGCGCACCCTCCTCCTTTAATTTGTAAAAAGCTTTATTAGGAGGGTTTATTTCAATCTTTGGCTCCTCACCGTCAATCGTTAATGGCAGCGTAGGCTTATCCTGCACCCATCCCTCATTCTCTTTTTCCTTCCATGCCTGCCTCTCATCAAATGATTTGCCACCATAATTATAATCAAACAAATCACACACCCAGTACCAATCGGCTATATCACGCTTTATGGCATCAACATTAACCTCCTTAAGGAATGCAATAATTAAATCCCTAAAAGGCTTAAAAAGCCATGCAATACGCATAAGAGTACGAAATTGCTGTACTTTTTCCCGTTGCCAGCGGTCAGCTATTTTTACATTCTCACGAGCAATAACAATATCAATAAGCCGGAATACTTCATGGCGGGGATGATGGAGTAATTTGACCTTGTTTAATTCCTCTAACACATCCTGCAAGCGACGCCTATATGCAAGGTCAATTTCAAATATGCAGGATATAAGCGATACCCATTCGTCCGTCGGATGCGGGTTAATTACTCTTAGCGTACGTACAAGCTCACGTATCGGGCGAGATGTATCTTCGGGCAGAATGCGAATTAAGCCACCATAATCGCCACGGTATAAGTCACACATCCATTCAAGAATTCCATAAAGCATGCGCCGTGGCGTAAACATCTTCGGCAGGCGCACAATGAAGCGTATATTTGCCATAATGGCACGCTTCACAAGGGCGGAACCATTAACAATTTCCTTTTTAGGCAAACCCGAAAGCGGATACTTGTACCCCACAACGTGCATCTGCCATCCTCCACCCTCTACACGCTCCCATGATAAAACCTCCCGCATAAGGCATTCAGCATTCGTGCAGTACGGCGTCGTATATTCGTTAGAGCACTTCTTACAAGGTTGGGACATGAATATATGCAAACTTCTTACCTTGTGTTGGCATGCCGTGGTCGGTCGGAGCGGCGGCATTAGAGTAATGGACGTGTGCGCTTGCCTGTAGGGGGTTTTTCAGTGAAGAGAACGCATAACGTACGGCATCCATAGAGTGTGAGAAGAGATGGTCTGGCTCATTCAATATCTTACCGTCATCATCCATCTGCCAGACATAATTTCGATATTCCTTTAGCAAATTAAGCGAGCGCTTAGTAACGCTAATCTTCTGCGTCTGCACATACTGTATGCCTTGCTTCACGCTATCCTTACCCTTCTTAGCAGGTAGTACCGTTAAGCCGTACAGGCGAAGTTCATCTATACTCTTAGGCTCTGCGCTATCAGCTATCACTATTGCCTTACGCCCCTCTTGGTTGCCTATAATATCGGCTATTTGCTTATTGCTTAACCCTTTTTGAAAGGCTACCTCATCAAGAATATAGCCGCCGTTATGGTAGTACAGGGCAATGATGGCGCTTGGGTCATTCGTATACCCGAAGTCAAGCCCATACCGCTCACGCCTCGCCTCAAAAGGTACGTCATCGATAACCTGCCAGCCGGTATATATCTTCGTTTCAACATCCCCAAGTAAGCCCTCACCGTATACCCGAAACCACTGCTTATTACCCTTGCGCTGTTCGATGGAGTCTACGATAGACTTGTCAAGAGCTTCGTTGTCTTTGTACGTGAGGATTATGAACTCTACGTCTTCACGTTGCCCTACAAGCTCGGTTAAAGCCCAGAACTCAACCGTCGGGTTATAGTCGATGAAGATGAACTCTTTGGTACGCACCTCTAACTGCTCGAATACTTCATACGGCATATTGTTGGCTTCATTCAGGAAAAGCCTATCACGCCGTGCGCCTCGGAGCTTGCTCGGCTGGTCTGCCGAAAAAAACTCAATTTTACTACCTGTTTCAAAGGTGTATATGGAGTCGGTGCGATTCCATAAATCATCACGGAAGTATCTATGCTCCGTCATGATTAACAGAAAATCACGAATCACACCACGGCGCAGATGCGGGAAGCTCTCGGAAACGATGGACGTGAGTGTTGGCGTCTTATCAGACTGCGCCATAGCAATTAAGTAGAGCAGGATGGATATAGTCTTACTAGCAGACGTACCGCCCTGCACTACCCGTATGCGCTTAGTCAGCGAGCAAATCTTGTTGGTTGCTGTCGTCCGTGAGTACATCTTGCTGCTTTTTATCTTCCGTTATCTCGGCTACTACTTCACGCTTAACATCATCAAGGATGGGAACGGGTGTAATACCAATATTCAAGTTTTTATGCTCAGTAGGTGTTCCATCAGTGCGGTTAGCCATTACTTGAAAAGCCTGTATATCACCTGCAAGTGCTTTTTCAATAATTCGCTTAACAACCTTTGCTTTTATCTTTAACCGCTTAGCTTTCGGAAGCGTCATATCTGCTTCGTCATACTTCTCAACTTCCTCTTCAATCAAGCCAGCCCATGTCCAATCTTTTTTCGGACGACCTTCACGATTTATATCGTGTGGGCGCTTGTCAAAGCCTGCAACTGGATGCGGATTGCTCATTATAGTTTTATTATTGTTTTAATTATATCACATTCAACTCTCACAATGCCATTTAATCGCTCAAAACAGTACCAACAAGCGATTAAAATATCAAAGTAATACCATCGCTTGTTTATAATAATTTTATACAACATTAACCATTATATGATTACCATATAATCCCATTTTTGTCAATAGCCTGCGCCTGTGTGCCTTGCGATTTTTACAAAAAAAGAGGGAATCCATAACACCACGAAACATAAAAAAAACAAAACTCGCTTCAATCCTACGTTTTCGCAAAAAACATCAAAAAAAACCTTTATTCATGCATATTCTCAAAAACCATGCAATTTGCGCCATATACCTATAATAGATACATATATTATAATATAAAAAAAAAAAAATATATTTAATAGTTAATATACATATAGGTGTATCCGACGAAAACGCATACGCAAAAAATCCATAAACTCAAAAACATAGGTTTAATCACGCTTTCATAAAGCAATATAACCGCAAATCTGTCAAACACACCCCAAATATCGCATATCGTATACACCCATTAAAGTTATCCACAGTTGACAGTATTATGACACACAGAGTATACTCAAAATATGGTCGATACACCACATAATAATATAAACTGTAAAGACTAACAAAAAAACACTATTATGAAAAACGAAAAAATAACCCTCGCAATCGCATCCGTAGCAATCCTCATTATCGGCATCGTGACCCTCGCAAACAGCATAACGAAGACCGAGCGTGTGGAGTGCATGACGTGGGAGCAAGAATCGCATCAGTACCAAGGATGGTACGCAACGGATTGGCAAAAAGAACAGTGCGCTACTTACGGAATAAAAATATGAAAAATAAACACGACGTTAATAATTGTATAAACAGTGTACCGTGCCAAGATTGTGAATTAGCGCAATGCGAAGATATGGCGGACGTATGCGAACTAGCTCATAACCGTACTGTAATAGAATGCAAAGATAAAAATATTCCTATTGACGATACTTCGGATATTTATAGCCCCGAAGCGCAGGCAATCTTTAATAAGCATTA